TGCGATGGGCCTCTCGCCGGAGATGTTCATCCAGCTCGAGCAGATCAAGCGGTTCGCCGCCGCCTGCGAGAAAGCCGGCAACGTCTGTGTGATCGGCTCCTCGTCCAACCCGGTGAACGTGAACGCGTCTCGACGGCCGTCCCTGGATTGGGACGGCCGTTCTGGCGTCCGGAGTTACAATGTTCAAATGCACGACGAAGACGACCTCAATCTGACGATCAACCAGCATCGCATCGACCTCGATGAGGCGTACATGCAGATGGCCGAGATCTGGGCCAAGCGCTCCAAGGCAAACCGCCTCCAGGTCGGCGCCTTGATCGTCAAGGACAAGCAGATCATCAGCGACGGGTACAACGGGATGCCGGCCGGCGACGTGCACGAGGTGTGCGAGTACTGGGAGCTCCAGGACGATGACCTCATGATGCCGATCCTGCGCACCAAGCCCGAGGTGCTGCATGCCGAGTCGAACGCGCTGATGAAGATCACCGAGAACGGTGGTGTCGGCGCTCAAGGCGCGACCTTGTACACGACGTACAGCCCGTGCTTCGAGTGCGCCAAGCTGATCAAGCAAGCCAAGATCTCGCGGGTCGTGTTCCGCCACCAGTACCGAGACCCCGGCGGGATCGACATGCTGCGCAAGCGGGGCGTGACCGTGGACCAGCTCGCATGAAGGAACTCTCAGTCGAGCTGAACGATCGAACCCTGCGGTTCGACGGTGTCTCCATCGTCCCGCCCGAGTTTGTGCAGGACTTCATGCTGCGTGGCCTTCCAGTTCAGCACATGCGGCTGAGCTCGACAACCGACGAGACCGAGCAGTTCAACTCCCAAGCTGGTGATGACGCCTTGCGCCTCGTCTCTGGGGAGCCGGTGAACCTGAACTTCTCCTGGAAGCTGCCACAAGAGTTCCTCAGCCTGGACGTCGTCGAGCACGTGTCGGTGGTGTTCGGCGAGCGTCTGCCTGCCCTGAAGTATGACGCTACCCAGACCGAGCTCGCAATCCACCGGGTGGCCCAGGAGCTCCAGCAGTTCAGGAACCGCGGCCTGCTCGACCTGCTGCGCGTCATCATCTACACGCTCCATCGCTTCCGCGAGACCGGCCAGGTGTTCGGAGTCGGGCGTGGCTCGTCCTGCGCCTCGTACATCCTGTTCCTGCTTGGCCTGCACGTGGTCGACCCGATCAAGTTCAAGGTCGACCTGGAGGAGTTCATGCACGCATAGCGCACTTGTTGAAGTGATACCTGTAGAGGTTCGGCCCACGCCCCTCTACTTGACAGTGCGGACAGATCTTCACTCGCTGTGCCGGGTGTTCGCCACGAGCTGCCAGGTTTAGGTTTCGTTTCGTGGCGTTCTCCGATCCACGCTCGCCAAGCCAGTTGTGCCGTCCCTCATCAACAAGCTTCTTTACTCTTCCACTTGCCGCCACAGAATAGTTCGCTGTTGAACGCGTCTTTGCCATCTCTTTGACGACATCGGAGGACCATCCCTTGCCGCCCCGCGTTTGGTTATACCCGTTCGAATCCTCGTCTCTGATGTAGGCCCGGTACTGCTCAATGAGAATAATCTCCAGGTCGTCCACTGACGCGGTAGCGCTAGCCAGAACCTTGAATGAAAAGTTCTCTGCGCCGTGTTTACGAATAGCTCGGCAAAGAGGCGAACCCGATCCCTTGGCCGCGGACAGAAAGTGATCACGCCGCCGATCCTCAGGTCGATTTTTCGTCTGACCAATGTAGACTTTTCCGTTCACTTCGTTCGTGAGACAATACACAATGCGCACATCTTCCATCACTTATTTAGATCAAAAACCAGAGCCCCCGCCGAACCGGGTCGAACTCACCGGGTTCGGCTCGCTGTTCTTCAACTCCATGGCCGAGTGCAACGAGTACCTGGCCGAACCGCTCTGGCGGCGCATCCTCGGGCGCACGAAGTACCAGCGCAGGCTGGCTGAAGATCAAAACCGGCTGACGGCCGGCAGAGGTAAATAGGGAACATGCCCCGTTTGGGCTCCAGGAGAACCAATGTCCAATGCCATCCGTTCAGCGCGCGGAGACCACGTTGACTTCGAGCTGCTGGCCATCAAGGCTCAGCTCGCCGCAAAGCCAGTTCCAAAGCCAGTCGAGCAACGTCGCGTTGCGATCGAGGAACGCGAAGGAACCCGGCCAGTCGAGTCCGCCGCCGTGACTGAACTGCTCAAGGCTGCCGAAGCCGAGAAAACCGCGCCAAAGCGCAAATAACCAGAGACCTCCCATGTCCGCTGACTTCACCGTTCTTCGTCCTCTCAAGTCCACCATCCTGTTCCAGTTCATGGACGAGGTGGGTGGCGCCAAGGGTCGCTTTCACGAGCGCTCCAAGTCTGGCCTGATCATCCCTGTGATGGGCAAGGCGCAGACCGAGTCCAACCGCTGGGGTCGTGTCGTCGCGATCGGCCCTGACGTTCAAGGCATCGCCGTCGGCGAGTTCATCCTCGTCGCCGCACAGAAGTGGACCACGTCCGAAACCTGGCAAGGCGAGAAAGTCTGGAAGACCGTCGACATCCAGGAAGCCGTGATCTGTGTCACGGACGACGAAGCCAGCACGGTGACGATGTGAGTGCTTGCGCGTGCATGGGCCCAGCGGGAGATTGCCCGTGCATTCGCCAGAGTCGGGGTCAGAAGGTTCCAATCACTGAGACCTTCATCAGCCCCGACCTCTTCGCGCTGCTTCCTGAAGAGGATCAACGCACCATCAATGACCTGAAGCACAAGGCGCTGGCCTTGTACATCGTCGCCAAGAACACCCCATGATCTTCGTCCTGCTGACCTTCCTCGCCGCATTTGCGATCGAGGGCCTTGGAACTTTCGTCTCCGTGATCGGCCTGAGCACGCTGTTTGGGGCGAACCCAATCATCATCGCGCTTGCGATCGCGCTCGACGCCGGCAAGCTGATCGTCGTCACGCTCCTGTACTCGTACTGGAAGCAGCTCGGCAAGCTGATGAAGTCGTACGCGCTGATTGCGGCGACCATCACGATGATCATCACCTCAGCTGGTGCCGCCGGGTACCTGTCTGGCGAGTTCCAGAAGGCGATCCTTGGCACGCAAGAGGGCAGCCTCAAGGTCGACGTCCTCAAGGGTCAGATCGCGAAGTACGAGGAACGGAAGAAGCAGATCGACGCACAGATCGCCGCCCTGCCAGAGAAGACGACCGTCAATCAGCGCCTGCGCTTGATGAATGGCTTCAAGGCCGAACAGTCTGACCTGCAAGCGAAGATCAGCGAGATCGACAAGCAGCTGCCTGACCTGCAGATCAAGCAGATCGGCGTAGAGGCCAAGGCCGGCCCGATCCTGTACATCGCCAAAGCGTTCGACATCCCGGTTGAAAGCGCCGTGAAGTACGTGATCCTGATGATCATCTTCGTGTTCGACCCGCTCGCCGTCTTCCTCATCATCGCTGGGAACTTCCTGCTCCATCAACACCGGATGAAGAAAGACCACAGCGTTGCCGATGCGGACCTGTTCGCTGGCAGCGAAGATGAGCTGATCATCCTCAAGGACAAGCACGCGTTGAACCAACAGCTCATAGACGATGACTCGCCACGCATGCACGCTGAGAAGGCTGAGAAGTTCTGGGCCGAGCAGGACAAGCTCGCCGCAGCCCGCACCGCCGCCCACCGCGCCCGCTTGGAAGCCGACACGCTGCCTGAGCCGGCGTTCTATCCAACGATGCCACCCGTCCCACCAGCCCGCGAAGAGTACGTCGGGCCGATGACAAAGACGTTCGATGAGACATACGTCGAGAAAACGTATGTCGCTGACGAGGACGATCACGACGGCCCGCTGCCACGGACGCACGACGAGACCTTCGTCGAGAACTCGTCGATCACGACCGGTGAGTTTGAACCGGAGCCCCGCGGTGTCACCGCCGAGGAGCTGGTGCAGAGCCAACCAAGCCAGATCTTCGAGGTGCTCGAGCCAACCCCTGTGTCGCCTGAGATTGTTCCTGACACCACCCCAGCTCGCGAGCAGATCAAGCTCTCCGACCTGATGGGCAAGCCACGCTCGAGCCTGAACGACGTGGAAGCCGACCCCACGGTCAGGTTCGACGAGAATCCAGTGATCTCGATCACGTCACAACAGTACTCGAACCTCAAGCAAGGTTGACCAGGGTTGCCGTGCAAGGTACAATCCTTGTATGGACAACATCATCGGCTTCTTGACGGGTGCTGGCATCGGCCTCCTCGTCTCCATTCCCCTTGGCCTGCTCGCGACGTACTTCATCGTGATGTGGAAGATCCAACGGGTGCTCAGCAACGCGGGTACTGAGGCGACTGGCCTTGCGGCCAAGCTCGTCAAGCGTGCCGCTCTCGAGTACGCGAAGAAACGTGTGCTCGCCCCGCCTTCACCGCGTGAAGATGCCGTGACCAAGGCGCAGATCGACGCGTACGCGAGGCCGCAATGAACAAAGTCTGGACAGAAGTCTACCGCCCGCAGTCCATCAAGGACGTGATCTTCGGCAGCGAGCATGAGCGCGAGACCTTCTCACGGTTCGTCAAGGACGGCGAGTTCCCGAACATGCTCTTGGTCGGCAACCCCGGCACCGGCAAGACCTCGATCTCGCTCTCACTGGTGAACGACCTGAAGGTCGACCCCAGCGACGTGATGAAGATCAACTGCTCAAGCGAGCAGATCGAGGCGATCCGCTCCAAGGTCGAGACCTTCGCGTACACCATGCCGATGGGCGAGTTCAAGGTGGTGCGGCTCGAAGAGATGGACTACCTGTCGCTCCCCGCCCAAGGCCTGCTCCGTGTGTTGATCGAAGAAGTCCAAGGCTCGTGTCGCTTCATCTGCACAGCGAACTACGCGAACAAGATCATGCCGGCCCTGCAAGATCGGTTCCAGGTGTACACGTTCAGCTCGCCAGACCGTGACATCGTGACAGTGCGGGCAGCCGACATTCTGGAGAAAGAAGGCGTCGAGTTCGACGTCGACGACCTGCTCAAGGTGGTCGAGGCCGGGTACCCGAGCTTCCGCAAGATCACGCACCTGCTCGAGCAGTCCTCCAAGACCGGCAAGCTCGTCATCACTGGGGCTGGCGCCGCTGCGGACTGGAAGCTTCAGCTGCTGCCACTGCTCGAGACCTCGAACTTCCAGGCCGCTCGAAAGCTGGTGTGCGAGACCGCAAGTCGTGAAGAGCTGCAAGACGTGTTCAGCTTCCTGTACCGAAACGTGAACCGCGTACCGAAGCTCAAGGACAAGTGGGACCAAGCCGTGATCTTGATTGCGCAGTACCAGTACCAACACCAGTTCGTGGCCGACGTCGAGATCCAAGTCGCCGCGTTGTTCATCGAGCTGGGCGCGCTATGAGAGAACGCTATTTCACAATCTTGGTTGTTCTGGTGCTTTTTGCTGGCGGCACGCTGATCGGGTTCGGTGCACGCAGGGAACAAGGACTGAAGGACATCTGCACTCAGAAAGGTGGTGTCTGGCTTCATCGCGATTTTATGTGCATTAGCAAGGACACTGTCATTGATGTGAGGGCACCACGTGGCCGTTGATCGCGATGCGTTCGACCTCTTCCAGTTTCTCGGCAAGCTGAACCGGCGCGACCAGCACGCGTTCACCGAGCTGACCGAGGAAGGTCAGAAAGCAGCGCACCCACTGGTGATCATGCGCTGGCTCAGTGGCACCTCTGACCCGGCCCAGATCATTCGGCTGAACGAGTTCGCAAACAAGTACGTGTTCAGCCTGGGGCATGACAAGGAGCTGCTGTTCAAGCTCCTGGCGGCCGCTTGTACTGGTCGAGTGAACCGCACAACATGGCTCAAGGGCCCAACCTCAACAAGCACCAAGCTTGCGATCGCTGCGATCATGGCCAAGTACCAATGCTCGACCCGCGAGGCCAAGGAGTATCTCCCGCTGCTCGAAGCCGCGGACGTGGTAGGATACGCCGAAGACGCGGGCTGGGAAGCCGACCAGCTGAAGAAGCTGAAACTCGAACTGGGGAAAGATGATGAACCGCGAGGAGCTGCGAGCAAACGCAGCAAGTCGAAGAAGTGACGGCACCGTCACTGAAGCAGCGCCGACCTGGCACTGCGAGTTCTGCCTGCGCGACTGGCAAACCGAGAACGGGTTCATGAAGCACTTCTGCAAGGAACGCGAGAAGCTAGAGCTGGCGAAGTCGCCACTCGGTCAGGCCGCGTACGGGTACTACGGCCAGTGGCTAAGGAACAAGAAGCGCTCGGTGCCAGCTCAAGAGACCTTCATGACCTCCCGCACGTTCAATCACTTCGTGAAGTTCGCCGAGTGGGTCACCAAGCTCTCCATCCCGAACCCAACACGGTTCATTGAGCTCATGGTGGAGACCGACACCCCTCCAATGCTCTGGTGCCGTGACACCACGTACGCGCTGTACGTGCAGTGGTACGACAGCGCGTACCCGCCTGAGAGCCAGTTCGTCGAGACCCTGGACGCCCTCAAGCGGTACGCCTCCGATCTTGGATGTGAGCTCAAGGACGTGTTCGCTGCGCTCGGCATCAGCGAGCTCACGAAACTCGCACGCCGTCGAAAGCTCTCGCCGTGGCTGCTGCTCTCGTCGCCCAGCTTCCTGCGCTGGATCCAGACGGTGCCACCAGCGGACCGCGAGAATCTGAACCAAGCGGTGGACTTCATGGCGTACGTCAATCGCATCAACGCTCGCCCAGATCTGGCCGCAGAGTTTAGGAGTGCCTGTGAGCAAGAAGCTTGTTGAGGAAGAGATGTTCGCTGGGTACCCACTCGCCACCCGTGCGTTCTATGGCAAGATCATCTACATGATGCTGCTCAACGACTTGGCGTACCGCAGAGGGTACTTCGACGTGCGGCTCTGTGACACCAATGACCCCTTCACCTGGTTCCGGTTCGTGGAGCAGATCCCCGACATCAAGCTCTGGTTGGACATTGATGACGACATCGAGGGAGTGACGCGGTAATGGATGTCGACGTCGACGTGCCAGGAACCTTCAGGCCAGAGCTTGTCTTTCCAGGTTGGGTGCGCGCTTCGGTGGTGCGCGATGGCAAGCTGACCCCTCACCCCTGTGGCGTGTACCCACAAGCGATCGCGCAGGACCCCGTCACCGGCTTCGCCGCCATTCCGTACGAGGAAGCCGAGGAGCTGGGGTTCTTCAAGATCGACTTCTTGCACCTGAACGTGTACTCGAGATTCGACACTCGGGCCGAGATCGACGCGTTGGTTGCCAAGGACCCAGATTGGACGCTACTTCAGCTGCCGTCCAATCACCCCAAGCTCTTTCAGCTCGCGAACCATGGTGAGCTGCTGTTGAAGCTCAAGCCCTCGAACATCGAGGAGCTGGCGGACGTGATGGCCTTGATCCGACCCGGCAAGAAGTCGCTGGTTGGCCTGTACCAGAAAGATCGAGACATGGCGCGACGAGTGCTGTGGGCCAAGGACGAGAGCGGGTACTCGTTCAAGAAAAGTCACGCGCTCTCGTACGCGTACGTGCTGGTACTTCAGCTGCACCTGATTGAACAGGGGCGACTGTGATCAAGATTGGAGATCTGCTTGACCTGATGCCAGTCTTCCTTGAGGCACTGACCTGGCCAGTGATCTTGGCGAAGGCAGATGACATTGTCCGAACTGGTGAGCGCGGAAACCGCACTGAAGCTCAACACCGAACTGACGCAATCAAGGGCCTTGCGCTTGAGGTCGCTGTATGGGAATATCTCGAGAGGCATGGATACACCGTGTCTGCTGCGCCAGAAAACGACAAGACCTTCGACCTTTTTGTAGAGGGCAATGGCCTGAGGTACAAGGTCGACGTGAAGGGTAAGTGGAACCGCCCGCACTTCGAGCCAACAAAGTGGGAAATGAGTAACGCCGGCCCAGATGTGCTGTACTTCTGTGTTGATGTGTTTCCAGATCGCTTCATTCATCGTGGCCAGTGCTTCTTCAAGAACCTAGAGCCCGGGTTTACTAAGCCGGTTCCGTACGTCAAAGTTTTCAGTGAGGTACTATGAACAAGAAACATCGCAAGGAAACGATCAAGCTCATGAAGGACCTGGACAAGGGTCAGCTGGACATGAAGACGCTGACCATGAAGCAGGCGAAGCGCATGGAAGAGCTGGTGCACGAGGCGATCGAGCGCAAGCAGCTCACACGTCGAGACGTAACGGTGTTCCATGAGGAGACCCCAGTGTTACACTGACGTGGTACAATGGACTCCTCAACCCCTGGTGTCTGAATGCAGCAACGTCTGAAGACTAAGGCCAAGGCCGCGCTCGGCCTGATTCGAGAAGCGATTCAAGTTCGAGCTGAGATCACGGAACTGTACAAGCAGTACCGTGCCCTCACGGACACGGCGTGCTTCGCCGCCGAGCTCAATCATCGCGACGTGAAGCGTGCGGTGGATGCGCTGTACTACTTCGGTGGTGGGTGGCCGACCGAGAACTCGAAAGGGCGCATGGAAGCGCTGCTCGAGAACTTCGTCGGCATGTACCGAATCCTGGACTTCATCGGTGAAGGCCACAAGGTTACCGAGCACTTGGCCAAGTTCGGTGTCTCCGTGTCCTTGGCCGACGAGTTCAAGATCGAGAACCGTGTCCTCACGGCGAACGAGAAAGCGTTCCTCGATCGCACGTACTCGTCCGAGTACTTCAACATGGACGACCTGACCGACATGCGTTCCCTCGTGAACGCGGTCGTCGTGGAGTGCATGGATCTGCAGCGCGCGATCTGCGGCATGGCGGACAAGATCAAGGACGACCTGAAGCCGGCGGTCGAGGACGCGCTGGGCATCGAGACTCAAGAGTACGACCGACTACACGACATCGTTCGCATGTCAGGTCGCCCGAACCCGCGACGCCCCGACGCCGTGCAGAACAAGAAGGTTACAATCAACCAGTCCGTCAGTGGGTTGCACGCTGGCCTGGCCGTCTTGGCCGCAGGAGATGAATGACGCGTCGTGCTACCGGCCGAGGGCCCAACCTGGGCCCGGGGCGCAGACAGCGCGTTTTCTGACACCATCACCGTTATTCCACCAGCGAGTTCCACGCGTCACGCTGTTTGCCGCTTGCCAAGCACTTAGTTTTGCTTTCGTAGACTCTTGTTGGTTCCACCCAACTCTTCTAATCCCACGGTGAGATTCTGACATTTTGGCACGCGAAACTGAAGAATGTTGTCTATCTGTCCACACATCAGAAGTGCGCTTTTTGATCCACTCTCTTGTTTGTTTTCTACCACGAATCGAGTCACCAATTTTGGATTTGTGCTCTTCGCTAAGAGGTTTACCGCGTTTGATAGCGGATACCATTTTGCCAAACTCAGTCTTTACCCAATGATATGATCTAGACTTGAGCGTGTTCCCCTTTGACATTCTCATGACGGCGCAGGCCATCTTGTATTTGTTGCTTCCAACCGACATTTTCACCAAGAGCAAGTGACACAAAAGATGCTCTCTTGCGGTTAGATCCACGAGATTGGCCACATCGTCTTGGCCGCCAAAAGATCTCGGAATGATGTGATGTCTTTCCTTGTATCCAACAACTTGTCGTCCGCGAGCATTGTTGATGATAGAATAATACCACTTGGTGTACTTTGAGTCGCTAAACATGATTTATTCTCCTAATCCAGCCGTATTTAGCAACATTCTCTGTTGCATAACTTACGGTTCGCACCTGTACGGCACGAGCACACCCACCTCAGACTTCGACTTCAAGGTCGTCACGCTGCCGCCGTACCGTCGTCTGATCCTGGCGAAGCCGCTGAACGTCGAGCGGTTCAAGTTCGACGCGGACGGCAACCCCGTGGGCGACGACAAGTCGATGCCGCCGAACGGGTACGAGGCCGAGCACACGCCCGTCCAGAAGTTCGTGCACGACTACCTGGGCGGCCAGGCGTACGCCGTCGAGGTCGTCTTCGCGGTGCTGCAAGGGTACCACCAGAAGCACACCCCGCCGGTCGGCACGCTGGGCTCACGCCGAGCAGCCGCGTTCGAGGAGCTGTGCCGCACGCTCGCGCACGACTTCCGGCATCGGAACGTGAACGGCATGGTCGGCTTCGCGATGAAGCAAACGTTCGACTACGTGCGTCGCGGTGAGCGCCTGAACCAGGCGCAAGCGGTGATGGAGGAGATCAGGAAGCTGTTCATCCTGTTTGGCGCGAATGGCACGGTCGGCAGCTCGCTGCGCCTCGACACCTCAATGTCCAGCGTGTGGGCCGGAAACGAGAGCACCGTGCTCGACGAGCTGCTCAGCCGAACGGGGCTTGGGACCGGCACCAGCATGAACAACAACAAGACGATGCGCACCCTCGAGCTGAACGGGCGCTCGTACCTCGAGACCACTGGGCTGGTGCACCTTGAGAACGCGGTGCACAAGCTGGTTGATCAGTACGGTGAGCGCAGCACGAACGCGTCTAAGACCGACGTGGACTGGAAGTCCCTGTCACACGCGGTGCGCGTGTACGAACAGGTGCTCGAGCTGCTGGATACCGGGTACATCGAGTTCCCGCGGCGGAATGCTGAAGATCTGCTCAAGATCAAGAGCGGGCAGCGAGACATCGAGGAAGTGAAGGGCCTGCTGCGCCGGCTGGACGATCAAGTCATGGCGGCCGTGGCCACCTCCGCGGTGCCAGAAGTGGACGAGGACATGCGCCGACGCGCCGATGAGATGCTGTACCGCTGGCTCGAACGTCAGTACTGAGGGGCCCCGGCGTCGCGGAACGCGATGACGCCGGCCTTCGGTCGAATCTCGACTCCAGCTGGAACTCGTGACGCCCGGCGTCGGCGGATTCGGATCGGGGTCGTCAGATCGTACGAGAACGACCTGCCGACCAGACGAGTGACGTATGCGAGATCGAACGTCTTGTAGATCTTGCGCGCGACGCTGGTCAGCCCAAGTCTCGAGAGCTCGAACGAGAGCGGGTACTTGCCGTCAGAGTGTTGGAGCCACTTCTCGGCGACGTCGATGAACGTGATCAGGTCGACGCCCTCTTGCTGGGCGTAGTCGAGAACGTACGCCGTGATGGCTTCGTCGTCGATGTTGTCAACGACGACGAGGTACCGCTCGCGCCGGTGCTCGAGCATCGAGAGCAGGTTCAGGTTTCCGCGATCAGACACGTGCTCAATGATCAGCGTGGGGATTTTTCGCTTGCTAATTTTATTTTCTCCCAGGGCGGAAGCCCATGTTAGTGTAGGCTTCGATCTGATCTGGTAGGACCTTGATGCACCGCGCGCCGTTCGACATCCACCGAGTTCCACGAACTGCTTCTGCGATTCGAGCTTTGCTTTCAGCAGTTCGTTTAAGGTTCTTCGTGGCTGCTGAATGTTGTGCCTTTCTCTCCGGAGTCCACATGGCAAAACTCTGCGCGGTTCTTAGTTCCCTGTACTCTGGATTTGTCCACGCTCTAGCAATTCCGCTGGCTGTTTTCTTTCGGAATTCTGGATCAGCCCAACGTTCCGTCTGCATCGCCGCGAGGCGAGCCCTATCTTCAGCGGAGTATTCAAGTTTGACCCTGCCACCTTGGCCACCAAGCGCTAGGTTCAAACTCATCTCGTCCTTGACGAGGGCCTCAGTGACGAACAACTTTTCAAGTGAGATCAGATCCTCACGCGTGTTGGCCGTGGCCAACACGGTTCTGACGTGTTGATCGCGACCATGTTTATCGATCGAGCGCTGGAGCATCTTGCCACTACCGAGATAGTTATCGTCAAGATCGTTCGTCGAATGCATGCCCACGTAGTACTTGCCTGAGCGAAGACACGTGGTTTTGTAGAGAATGTGATGCACCTGGTATTTACCCGGCCCGGCGGCCACAAAATGTAACACGTTACAGATCAGTGATGTACGAGTTTCGGGATCGTGGTATTATTCACCTATCGACAACGAGTGAGAAACCTCATGATTGACAAAGCCAAGATCGCCAAGCTCCACGCAGCCCTCGACATCGCGATGAAGAAGTTCGCCGATGAAAACGGCCTCGTGGCTTCGAGCTGCCGCCTGTCGTACAGCTCGACCGGTTTCGAGGTCAAGCAACTTCGCTTCGACACGACCGACTCGAACCCCGACGCGATCGACCCGCGGTTCCTGAAGGACCTCAAGCGCAACGGCTTCATGTACGGCCTCGACGAGTCGCTGATCGGCAAGACCATGCCGTCGCGCCGCGGCACGATGACCTTCCAAGGCATGCGCGCTTCGAAGGCCGTGTTCAAGTGCGAAGCCGATGGCAAGCCGTACCTGTACGACGCCGCGATGGCCGCTGCGATCATCAAGAAAGCCTGATCATGCACCTCGACCAGTTCGACAAAGATTTCATCGTGATGATCGGGGTGCTGCTCGCTTTCGCGGCCATCGCGTTCTTCCAACGGGGCAAAAACCAATGACACCGAGTCGCAAGCTGCTGACCACAGAGCTCAAGGCGAAGATCGAGGCTCGCATCCGTGAGTGCTTCGACAAAGCCAAGGTGCTGTACCCCGAGTTTGCGGAAAAGTTCGATGAGATGCCGACGATCCGGTACAACATCAAGAACCGGGTCGGCGGCATGGCGATCACGGGCGGGGTCGATGACTGGACGATTCGGCTGAACCTGATCCTGTGCTACGAGAACGAAGACGACTTCGTGTTCCAGACCGTGGGTCACGAAGCCGCGCACCTGATCCAACGCGCCGTGTACGGCAGCATCACGCCAGAAGGCAAGAAAGTTCGGTCGCACGGCAAGGAATGGAAGTCGGTGATGGTCGCCCTGGGCATGAAGCCGGCGACGTACCACAAGTACGACACCTCGTCGATCGACACGGGCAAGAAGCGTCGGGCGAAGAACGGTGCCGTGGTCACGGCCTCTGGCCTGGCCGACATGATCAAGCGCCTGCAGAACGGGTACAAGCGCCTCCCCGACGCAGGCAAGGAACAATTCGCCGATTGGATCGAGAAGATTCAGTCGATGATGGACGAACCTGGAGAATCGGAATGAGCAAAGACAATGGTGCGGTGAGTTGGCCCGAGGCCTTCCTCGGCGCCGTCGGTATCGTGGCAGTGGTTTGGTTCCTGACCTCGCCGAACACCACCCCGAACGACAACGTGGCGGCGAGAATCGCCGCGTGCAAGGAGCTCGCTGGCCGCGCTCAGATGCAGAAGCTGCCGGAACCGAGCTGCGTCGGCACGACTTTGGGAGTCGCGAAATGATCAGCAAGGAAGACTACATCGCGTACTCGATCATGGGCTTCGTGTTCGACGCATTGGCCGCCGGGTTCTGCTTCGACATCAAGATGTTCGGGCTTTGCGCCGCGTTTCTCTGCATCAACGCGACGATCGCGCTGATCTGGATGCTGTACTACCTCGGCCCGCACTTCTTCATCTCGCCCGAGCCGGCGATGGCCGATCCGAAGACCATCCGCGATGGCATGCAGAAGTGCTTCGACCGCGCCACCAAGGTGTACAACGACGGCCTCAAGGCCAAGGGACTCGCATGAACGTCAACCTGTTCCTGAACACGAACGGCAAGGGACTGTGGTCGCGAGTCGCCACCACCGTGCGAGTCACCGAGCTTGATGTCAGCACCTGGGAAGACGAAGGCGAGACTCCCGACTGCGGCGAGCTGCGCGTCAAGTTCGACCTCAACACCTGGGACCCGCGCAGGGTCGGCCTGATCTACACCGATCGCCTCTTCGAGAGCCAGCTCAAGGTCGAGCTCCAGAAGCTAGGGTTCTCGATCGCCGCGATCGACCAAGTCTCGTACAGCGAGCAAGGCATGCAAGGCGCGGACTACGTGTCGCTGGACTGTGGGCCGGTGTTCATCACCGAGTTCCGCGCGAAATGAAGCTGCACAACTTCCTGTACCTCGTCTCCGCCGCCGCGGTGTTGCACGCCTGCCTGGTGTACGACCCGGCGGCGCAGTGGTTCATCGCATGCGCGATCGCGTTCTTCGCCTTCATCTTCGCGTGCATCGCGAAGTCGTTCCACGACGACAAGGTCATGGGGAACACCAGCACCCGCGACGCGATGATCCTGCTCTTGCTGTGGAAACTGTTTGGAGGCAAGCGTGACTAAGCCCTGGGGTATCAACACCGTTCGCGTCCGGCTGCAGAGTCGCCGCGCGAACGCGTTTCTCAAGCACCACCCGACGCTCTCATGCATGTCGATGCGGTACTTCGACTGGAAGATGGATCGCTTCTTCAAGGCCTGGAAATGAAGTTCCTCAAGCAGCTCCTGCTTCTGCCCGTCGTCCTGCTCCTGTTGTTCGAGGAGTGGGGCTGGGTGCCGCTCCAGCGCGTGATGGGCTGGATCGCGAGACACCCGTTTCTCGCGTATCTCGAGATCAAGATCTCGGCGCTGTCACCGTGCGGCGCGATGTTGGTGTTCCTGATCCCTGGCATCTGCCTCTTCCCGATCAAGCTGCTCGCCCTGTTCCTGATCGGACACGGGCACTTGCTGCTCGGCGGCGGGTTGATCCTGCTCGCCAAGATTCTCGGCACGGCCTTCACCGCCCGCCTGTTCAAGCTCACGAAACCGGCGCTGATGTCGCTCTCGTGGTTCGCTCGAGGGTACACCACTTTCACTGGCTGGAAGGAGCGTGCGTTCGCCACGGTTCGAGCGACCTGGGGCTGGAGAGTCGGTCGAGTACTCAAGCGAGCGATGTCGCGCTCGGCTCGTTACGCTTGGAAGGCCGTTACAAGCAGGTTCGCGTGACCTGGTGTATAATCTCTCATCTTCTGGAGAACTCATGCAATCACCCGTAGCTTCCTTCGTCCGCGTCCTCAAAGCCTGCGAATCAGCTGGCGGTGCAGGTTCCAAGGATGTGATCAAGCAGGCCCTGGCCACCCTCGACGCTGATGGTCAGACGCTGTTCAAGTACGCGCAGGACATGATGCTTGTGTTCGGCGTCAAGAAGTTCGACATGCCCTCGTTCTCCGGCTCGGTGCAGTACTCGAGCACGGACAACCACGACCTCAAGATCATCACGCGCGTTCTCGACGCGCTCGCAAGCCGCCAACTGACCGGCAACGCAGCCCGCAACGCGGTCACGACGATGCTCGGTGAGTTCACCGAAGAGACGGCCAAGTACCTGGCGCGCATCATCGACAAGGACCTGCAGGCCGGCTTCTCTGTCGAGACGTACAACAAGGTTCACCCGAAGAACCAGGTCGCCGTGTTCGACGTGATGCTAGCCGACAAGTGCAGCACAGAAGAGGACTTCGAAGAACTCGAGTACCCCTGCCTCGCGGACATCAAGTACGACGGCGAACGGAACATCGCGATCGTGACGTCCAAGGGCATCACGCATCACTCGCGCAGCGGCAAGATCGCCGAGCACATGGCCGGCCTGTTTGACGAAGACCTGCTCAAGTTGCACGCGCACCTAGGGTATGACTTCATCCTCGACGGCGAGCGCATGGCCCGCACGTACATCGACACGATCAACGCCAAGAAGTCCGGCAAGGACGGTGAGGCTGGCAAGGCGAACATGGTTTGCCGCGCGTTCTTCCTGATGCCGCTGACCGACTGGGTCGCCAAGTCGACGACCATCACGATGTCGCAAGCTCGCGCCACGCTGGCCGAGCTGATCGAGAAGCTCGACCTCAAGAAGATCATCCTCACCGACTCGGTGATCGTGAACTCGCACATCGAGATGATGCGCGAGCTGAACCGTGTCACGGTGCCTGGTTTCCAAGGCATGCCGAAGGGTCAAGAGGGCCTGATCCTCAAGGTGCTCAGCGCCACGTACAAGTGGGATCGTACCGCCGACTGGTGCAAGATCAAGAAGTTCTACGACGCGGACGCCCGCATCCTGAACTGGGAATTCGGTCGCAAGAAGAACGCCAAGCGCATGGGCCGCGTGAACGTCGCCGGCTGGCTCGAAAGCGGCGAGTACTTCGAATGCGGCGTCGGCAGTGGCTGGACGGACAAGCAGCGCGATGACTTCGTGCTGAACTTCGACGCGACCTGGAAGGGCAAGACGCTGGTCGTCAAGTACCAGGAAACGTCCAAGGGCAAGTCCAAGGAGTTCATCTCCCTGCGCTTTCCTACCGTCGACCAAGAGAAGCTGTTCCGCGACGACAAGATCGTTCCGCTGAAGGACTGACCATGACCAAGGTCATCACCATCAAGGAGTTCGATGGGATTCCTGAAGGCTCGGTGTTTGACGCCAAGCGTGTCACGACCGAGAGCACGGTGTGCTTCACCTCGACGGAGTTCGCCGAGTTCTCCAAGCGCCTCCTTCGGCCGAAGCAATGAAGCTGCTCGCCTGGATCGGCGACAAGATCTGGGTGTACCTAATCCCGCTGCTGATCGTCTCGTCAACCCTGAGCATGGGACCAGGTGAGTGGGTTCTGGTCGGTGTCGGCATGATCGCCGTGATCTTCATTGCGCTCCTCCTGCTGTTCTTGATGTGGCTCATTCAGGTGCCAGCACGACTTATCGAGCGACGATTCGAGACACCGAAACCTGACGTCTAAGCAGCCACTCACCCTAAATACCTGGACACACCAGGAGGACCCGGTGAAGCTGTACGACTTCTCAGTTTACGCCAAGAGGCGGGACGAACTTCGAGCTGCAAAACAGATCGAAGAGCTGGTTCCTCGTCTGAACGAACCGGGCATGGTCATTCAGTTCAAGGCTCGAGTCGAGAGCTGGCTCGAGTTGCACAAGGAAGTGCTGCGCAAGGCGTCCTGATTCGGTGTGGCACTCGCCGTACCGACTGATACAATTTCGCAATGGACCCAAAATACATCCGCGTTGCCTCAGACCTTCACCTCGAAGGGTTCATGGGGCGTGATCCTGAGACGCTGGTCATCGACTTCCTGCCCAGCGATCCACGAGACGCCGAGAGCGTGCTCGTCCTGGCCGGTGACATCAGCTCGAAGCCAGATCAGATTGCCAGCTTTCTGAGCGTGGTCGCCAAGAAGTTCCAGCATGTGATCTACCTTCCTGGAAATCACGAGTACTACAAGCACAACATGAAAGCCTGGGATGAGAATCTCCAGCACCTGATCCCAGCATCAAACGTCGCTTGGACGAACGGGGTCGGCACGATCGAGTTCGAGAAAGTCCGCTTCATCTTCAGCATCATGTGGGCTGACGGCGGCAAGGACATCGTCGAGCAAACCTGGGTGGATCGCGGCCTGAACGACTTCCGCCTGATTCGCCGCGCCGACGACACGCGCTTCACGGTGCGTGACATGGTGAAGCTGCACAAGGACTTCAAGGCCAAGATCGCGCACGCGCTCAAGCAGCCGTTCAACGGCAAGACCGTAGTTGCGACGCATCACATGCCGTCGTACCGGCTGTGTGACCCGCGCTTCGGCACCGACATCAACGGCGGCTTCGCGGCGAACTGCGACGACCTGCTCACGGCACCGTTCGCACCGGCGCTCTGGATCCACGGGCACACTCACGACACTACCGATCACAAGCTCTGGGAGACACGGATCGTGTGCAACCCGGCCGGGTACCGTTCGGAGTACAACACCTCGTACAACCAGTTCATGGTTCGGCCGAAGTTCATCGCGGTAGAGGAGCTCTGATGGGTGAGCTCGTTGATCTGACCGCGTACCGTCAGGCGCGCGGCAAGGAAAAGCCGCAGGTCACGTGGGCTTCCATCAAGGAAGCCGCGCAGGACTTCCTGCTGACCGACTGGGAGAAGATGGCGCGGAACAACCGCCTGAACGAGTACTTCAAACGCTCGCTCGCGAACCAGATCGACCACGGTTCCAAGGTGAACTACATGTCGGACCTGAACGAGATCGCGGCGCTCGAGCTGAACCTCGAGCTGTACCCGATGATCTTCTTTCCGGGCACGCTGAACGGCACCCAGCAACAGTGGGTCGTGCAGTTCAAGCTCGACAAGGAAACCGTCTGCACGCCTGAGCTGGCGAGCGAGGCGTACGCTCGGTGCTTCGCGATCTTGCTTTTCCTCAAGGTGAAGCGCGAGGCGATCGTGAACGGGCTGCTCAAGAACTTGTAACAGTTCTGGTTCGTTACACCTGACACTCGGGACGAGTGTACAATCACCCTAACGCAACGACCCTGGTGCAACATCCATGGAACAGTTCATCTTCAAGTTCGGTCAAGTCGAGTTCATCTGCACGGCAACCAGCCGCTCGCAAGCGATGCTCAAGGCCGACAACTTCATCGATCGCGAGCATCCGCAAACCGAGCCGTACGGCTGGGTCGCGTCGAGCGAAGGCCCGAACATCTTCCGCATCTCGATGGGAGCATGAACATGGCCCTCGAAAAGTACTCGATGGTCGAAGCCCTGGTGCTGGACATGCGCTCCGACGGCCTGACCACGACCGACAACGCCCTGCACGACATCCACGCGGTGTTCGACCGCCTCGGCCCGTACGAGTACGCCAAGCGCTTCGGCCTGCTGGTGAACAACAGCGGCGAGGAGTTCGCCATCCAGTTCATGAGCGCGTACAACGAGCTCCGCCCGGGAACGTACTGATGATCACGACTACACAAGCCAAGCGCCTCCGCGACGAGTGGTCACGGCTCGCCAAGTCGCACGTCGAGGTCGAGCAGATCGGCTCGTTCCTGTACGCGTTCGGCTCGGAGCTCGCGGTTCGCCGCCTGGCGCACGAGTTCAAGAGCTTCGACTGCGGGTTCAGCTCTAACCTCAACACCTGGTACTTTCGAAAGGACGCTCCCAATGCGTGATACCCCGATCCACCTGAACGGCCCCTTCACCCTGGCGTTCGAGCAGCGCTGCGTCTGGGTCATTCGTGGTCGTGACGGTGTCGCGATCTGCGAGCTCACTCGCCAGCTGATCGACGGCTCGCGTCAGATCGACAAGTACCCGGACGGCAAGATCCGCTCGGAGCAGGCTCGCGAAGAAGAGGCGAAGTTCGTGCTCGCCGCGATGAACGCCGCGTACGTAGGTGCCAAGTGATCTACCTGCGCGGTTACCACCGCCCGCTGAAGTCGCAGGTCGAGGAGGCGCAGAAGTACGGTGACGATGAGTTCACCACGCTGGCGAGCAAGGACTTCACGTCGAACTTGCCGAAGATTGAAGATCGCGAACCCGACCAGAACGCGATCCTGCTCAAGCTTCGACACGTTGAACCGCACGACGACCCATGGGTCAGCAACGGCGAAGAGCCTACACAGCCTGATCGGCGCGCCGTGTTCTGGCTGCTCAAAGGCGACCTGCACCTTCAAGTCGCGAACTCGTACTGGCACATGCACGCTGGTGACTTCGCCGTCTTCAACGACGCGCTGGTGCACTCAGTCGTCGCAACTCGTCAGTGGCTCGGCTCGGCCTGGCAGCTCAAGAAGCTCGATCACGAACCGATCGAGCGGTACCTCAAGCGTCTCGAGACGCACATCGTCTGGAAACCCAAGGCCAAGACCTGATGCAGATTTTTTACACCGAGTTGCCCCTCGCCGAGGGCTTCGCCGTTGGCGACCATGTGCACAAGCACGAGCGGCTTGTCAAGGGGCGCGAGGTCAGTCTCGCTTCTGGGTACGGGCTCTTCAGCTCGCTGCGGAATGGCCCGATCATGTGCTGGAAGTGCAAGTGCGTCGCGGATCGCTGGGTCGTCGGCAAGGGACCGAACGACCAGAAGTCGAAGCCGGTGATGAACCTGTTCGCGACCCGCCACCATCGCCCGACCAAGAAGCGGCCGCTGGGCTGGACTGAGCTGGTGATGATGACGCGTGACCACATCATTCCGAAGTCAGAGGGTGGCATGGACTCGATCGCGAACCTGCGACCTGGCTGTGACAAGTGCAATGGCGAGCGCGGCTCGAAGATCAACAAAGCCGATCGCAAGTTCATGGACAAGCATCCTGAGCTGATCGATCCGATTCGTCGGGCAAAGGGCCAGGAAGCGAAGGCCCGAGTGCTGGCACATCAACGTGGAGAACAACATGCGTGAATTCACCGAAGAGCAGATCAAGGGCTGGCATGCGATGGTCGGCAAGCGGGTGTGGAAGAACCCGAAGACCACCTCGAAGTTCGAGCCCAAGCCCTTCAAGAGCGGTCGCAAGATCAACACCGTCAAGGCCGTCGCCGTGCACGATCACACACCGAACCTGGCGTTCGTGTTCGAGGAAGACGGCTCGCAGGTCGAGTGCTGGCGGTGCAGCCTTGCTCCCGAAGGTCGTTATCCCGACGAGACCTGAGCTCGCTTTTTAGCTTCGCGAGTAAGAGCAACCTTTCTCATTGTAGCTCCAAAGTTCGCAGGTTTAGGATTAGGCTTGCCAGTGAGCGTGGCGGAGATCTTGCTCTTCACCGCATTCGTCTGTGTTGTGTCTTTCTTAATGCCAACGAGCTCCCCAGTCACCCATCGAGGATCGTTCCTCCTGACGCGTAATGCAGTGCCATCCGCAGTTCTTGCCTGGATCAACCCCTTCATCTTCACGCTGTCGAAGGTGATGCCTGCGTTCTGACCTCTTAGCTCGCCGCTTGCGAGCCGCGGGTCATCTTTCAAAACAAGAAACTTGTTGCCAAGCCCATCCACCACCGAGACCTTTCCTCGCCTTCTAGCCGCCTGAGCTTCCCTCGCCGCGAGAGACCAACCGCGGGTTCCATCTCCACCATCTGTCTGGTTAGTCAGAGACCCTCTTCCTAGATCCGCCCTACCATACTTGGCAATCAGTTCAATCTCCAACCGCTTCGCTTGTTCAACGTCAAGATCAATTGCAACACGCTCGATCTTGGGGGCGGCGCCAGCTTCACGGAGCTTTACCAGAACGTTGTGAAAGTGATCGTTCTTTAGCCGCGACTTGCGATGCGTGACGTGATACCAGTGAGACATGTCACGATCGTTCTGGCCGAGCCCGACATAAAACGGCTCATCATCCCGAAAGTAGACATACACGAAATAGTTGTTAGTCATAGAATCGTTCCTCCTGTACCTATGTAGCGAGAGAGAAAATGGTTGCCGAACTTGTGATCCCCGAAACACGCCGTCTCGCAACGTTCAGGACGGTGGACGCCATCGAGCCAATCGAAGGGGCCGACGCCATCGAGCTTGCTGTGCTCGGTGGGTGGAAGGTGGTATGCAAGAAGGGCGACTTTAACGTAGGTGACCCGTGCATCTATCTGGAATGCGACGCGTTTCTGCCAGACGGCGTGCCGGCCTGGCAGTTCCTGATCGACAAGTCGCCACGCATGATGAACGGCGTCAAGGGGCACCGCCTGCGCACGATCAAGCTCCGCGGCCAGATCAGCCAAGGCCTGATCCTGAAGACCAGCGATCACCCAGCGACGAAGCTCGTGCTGGCTCTCGACGAAGCCGCGGCGGCCAGTGTCGAGGGCTGCACGCCCGAGCAGATCGAGGAAGCGACGTACCTGCGCAAGGGCATGGACGAGCACAGCCTCGACCCGCGCGATCTGAACCTGAACAAGTTGCTGGGCATCGTGAAGTGGGACCCGCCGATGTCGGCCCAACTCGCTGGCATGGCTGAAGGCCTGTTCCCGTCGTTCATTCGCAAGACCGACCAGGAGCGTGCCCAGAATCTGAAGGAAGAGATCTTCGGCTTCGACGACCTCGTCATTCCGGCGAACCCCGACCTGAACCGGCCGGAGATCATCCGCCCGGCCAAGGGCGACCGGAACGCGAAGTACGAGATCACGATGAAGCTCGACGGCTCGAGTGGCACGTACTTCGTGCGCAGCAAGTTCAGCGAGCCGATCGGGGTCGATGGCGTGCGACTGGATCCGCCAGAAGTCGGTGTGTGCTCGCGGAACCTCGAGCTCAAGATCAACGAGGCGAACGCTGAGAACACGTTCGTCAAGGTGGGTCGCGAGACTGGGCTGTTCAAGGCGCTCGAGCAATACTACGAGTCGACTGGGCAGGCGATCGCGGTGCAAGGCGAGGTCATGGGGCCAGCGATCCAGGGGAACCGCGAAGAGCTCAAGACACACGAGTTCTACGTGTTCGACATCTTCGACATCGGCGCACACGCGTACCTGTCGCCAAGCCAACGCGCGGCGGCTCTCGGATGGCTTGCTGGGTACGGCGCCAAGATCAAGCACGTGCCGATCATCGCTCACGAGGCGAACCTGCACGACACGCTCGGCATCGCGACCATGGACCAGCTGATCAAGTTCGCTGAAGGGCCGAGCATCAAGCACCCGATCCGCGAGGGCCTGGTGTTCAAGCGGCTCGACGGGCAGTTCACGTTCAAGGTCATCTCGAACAAGTACCTCGAGAAAGAGAAGGACTGAGTGAAGCTGAACGCCCGTCAGATCGGCGAGTTCGAGTGCCGTGACTTTCTGGGTGACGAAACCTGGCGACGCTGGAAGACCGAGTACGACAACTGCATGGCCTTCCGCAAGACGATCAGGGGCAAGCCAACCGAAGAGCAACTCGTGATGATCAAGGCGAACGCCGAGTTCATCGAGTTCTACGGGTCGGTGTTGTTCCACTCGGTCATGCTCTCGAAGAACAACCTGTGCGCGTGCACCCGCTGCGGGCAGCGTCGAACGCCGAGGTTACAAGTTACAGAGTGACGCTCGGGATAGCGTACAATTCACCATCGCATCCTGAAAGACACCAATGACCTGGCTTGCAACTGTTCAAAACGACCGCCCCGATGATGCCAAGCGGGTCAAGCTCCTCGCCAAGCGCGACAAGCTGGTCGCCGAAGCGGTGGCCCTGAAGGCCTCGCCCTGCGGCAAGTCCCAAGCCGCGATCAACGGTCGCCAAGAGGACCTGCTCGCGATCATGAAGAAGATCAAGAACATCGACGAGAACCTCGGCCGGAGCTTCGCATGAACTTCCTCCAAGCCATGGCAGTCGAAGATCGCGCCCGCCCCGCTCAAGTGACGCACACCGGCCGGCGCCAGCACACCGCGCTGTACGCCGTGCTCGACGCTCTCAAGGAAGAGATCGCGAACGGCGCTGAGTTCCCCGACGCCGTGTGGAAAATCTCTCAGGAGTTCGGCGTCACGAGCGACGCGCTCGAGGTGATGTACGACGAATCCTTCGAGGACTGATCATGAACACTTCCCTCTTCCAGATCGCTGAAGACGTCCTGTACGTGTCGGCCACCGGCCACACCCTCCGCCGTGAAGAAGGCACCTCGCCGAATGGCAACCCATTCGGCATGCGTTGGGTGCTGCGCGATCCCAAGGGTCAGTTCATCGGCGTCGACCAGTACCGTTACGACCTCGCACCGCGGTACGGCTTCGAGATCACGGACAAGCCGTTCCAGAAGTCGAACGTGTTCTCGCTCGCTCGTCGCGCGTCAGACGCCATCGAGGCGGCCACCAAGGTCGAGCACCTGCGTCAGAACGCGGTGTTGGACGCGGCCGCCGAGATCGAGGGCTTCACCGCCTAACCCGAACCCTGCCACCGAGGTAGAATCCACCATGCGCGCCAAATTCCTGTTCGTCATCGTCATGCCATTCACCGTTGCGACCATCGCGGCGTGCGGTGGCGACGCCGATCCCAAGCTGAAGATCGGCTCCAAGGTCGAGACCCGTGCCGTGCCGCAAGTCGCCGAGTTCTGCTACGACGGCGTGGTGTACCTCATCGTGGACCGTGGTGTCACGGCCAAGATCAACAAGGACCGCCAGGGCGCATTCTCAACGTACGTGAACTGCCAATGAACCTCACCTCCCGCCCCCATCGAAACGAGCTGACGCTCGCCCAACATGTCTTCGTCGACGCGATCCGCCAGCGCATGGCGGAGGAGCTTCACGAGTGGCTGCCGGCCGTCGAGAAGAACGAGATCGCGATGATGCGCAAGCTCGACTTGATCGACCTGCACAGCACCCTCGGCCGTGACATTCGGAACGAGTACGAGCTGCACATGCCCGAGCACGATGTCACGCGCATCTGGATCGCCGCCGGCCCGTGCAAGGCTGGTGAGTGCGATGAGCACCCGTGCCACCCCGACAACTTCAGCATGTCGGTCATCGAGCGCCTCAAGGAGCTGTTGTGAACACCACCCTGATCTTGATGTTCGCGATCCCGCTGCTCGGCGCCGTCGCGGCCTGGTACCTGAACCGCAAGGAACTGCCGTGGTTCGCTGGCCCGCTGTTCGCGCTTCCTGGCATGACCCTCATCGGCATCGTGTTCGCGTGCTCGTACGGCGCCGCGGTCAGCGACACCGAGATCTGGAACGGTCAGATCACGAGCAAGAACCGAGTTCACGGCACGTACGAGCAATCGTACGAGTGCCGCTGCCACACCGAGTACAGTGGATCTGGCAAGGACCGTACCTCTCGTCGAGTCTGTGACACGTGCTACGAGACGCACTACACCGTGAAGTGGAGCTGCCAGAGCACGGTCGGCGGCATCGGCATCGACAGTCGCGACAGCACCTGGCAGTCGGTGTACAACACGCCCGACCCGGCTCGGTACAGCTCGATCGCGGTCGGCGACCCGGCCTCGCGCTCACACACGTACACGAACTACGTGCAAGCGGTTCCTGAGAGCCTGTTCAACGCCTCGCCCAAGAACCTTGGCGCCAAGTTCGCCGGGCTGCTGCCACCGTACCCCGACCAGGTGTACGACCTGTACCGCATCGACCGCTTCTTGACCCCAGGCTTCGCCTTCACCGACGTCGCGGCCTGGAACAACGACATCAGCTTGCTGCTCCGCGAGCTTGGCCCGAAGAAGCAGGTGAACTTGATCGTGGTGGTTGCCAAGACCGCTGATGCGTCGTACCAGTACGCCTTGCGCGACCACTGGGAAGGCGTGAACAAGAACGACGTGGTGCTGGTGATCGGCTCGACCGACGGGCAGCACATGGAGTTCGTGTCCGTGCTGAGCTGGACGAAGAACGAGCTCTTCAAGGTCGAGCTGGCCGACGGAGTGCGCGACGTGAAGGTCATCGATCGCACCAAGATCCTGCCGTTGGTCGCCGCTCAGATCGCGAAGAACTTCGAGCGTCGGCACATGGCTGAGTTTGAGTACCTGAAGGGTCAGATTGATCCACCCGCCTGGCTGATCTGGCTGACCGTTGTGTTGCTTGTTGCCGGGTACGGCGGAGGCGCCCTGTACCTCAACCGTGTCGCCGCAGGTACGTTCAGGGGCCGCAGATGAAGAAGACGAAGCTGCACCTTATGACCGTGGCCGACATCCAGATCCTGGCGGCCACGCTGGCCAAGAAGAACAAGACCACGCTTGACGTCGAGCTCCATCACCAAGCCATCATTCGTGGCTTCACGAGCTGGGCTGACTTGCTGCACTGGCGATCATCCTGAAATCATTGGTGTCAGCGGGTCACCAATCGACCGTACAATCCACCTGCAAGTCCATCATCAACCTGGAGTTCTGAACATGCACAAGTCTCAACGTGGCGCCATGAGCGTCGGCCTCATCGGTACCCTCGTCGCGGTGGGCCTCGCCCTCGTGATCATCGTTCCCTCGTACATCAGCGCGGCGAACTACGGCAATCGCACGGAGCAGGCGCTGCTCACGAAGGTCGAGAACAACCAGAACATCTACGCCAACGGCACGCAGAAGATCGTCGAGATCGCTCAGGTGCCGGCCATGTACGTCGCCGACATCACCAAGGTGACGCAAGCCGCGATCGGCGGCCGGTACGGCGCGAACGGCTCGCAGGCCGTGTTCCAGATGCTGCGCGAGCAGAACCCGCAGCTCGACGCCAAGATGTACACCAAGATCCAGCAGGTGATCGAGGCCTTCCGCGACGAGTTCAAGAACAACCAGACCTCGATGCTGGACATGCGGAACTCGTACAAGACGGCCCTTGGGAACGTGTGGGAAGGCTTCTGGCTCGCCCGTGCCGGGTACCCGAAGACCGACCTGAAGCAGTTTGACATCGTGACGACCGACAAGGCCGCCGAGACCTTCAAGACGCACCGCGACACCGGCATCCAGCTGCGCCCGGCGAACTAAACGCCAACCCCTAACTTCAAGGACCCGATCATGGCATGGCTCGACACCCTCAAGGGACTCGTCGTCGAAGACGACAAGCCCACCGTCGCTCAGACGCCCGCGCAAGTTGGCGCCAAGCCCCTCGCCTCTGGCGCACCGGTTTCGTACGCACAGCAGGACAACGAGTTCGTTCCTGCGCTGCGGAACGCGATCAAGCAACGGCCGACCGCCTTCACCGCGTTGCTCGCGAACGCTGACAAGCTCTCCTCGGTGATTCCCGACCAGAACATGCGCCTCAAGGCCGCGTTCGAGATGGTCAAGGGCGAGGGGCGCGGCATGAATGAGCTGCTCCAAGCGATCGAGATCCACGCCGGCGACCTGGCCTCACAAGAGCGCCAGTTCGACGCCGCCATGGACAAGCAGAAAACGGTGGCGGTCGGTGCGATGACGAACGAACTCGCCGGACTCGAACCCAGCTCGGCCAACGCCCGCCAACAGCTCGAGGCCCTTGCTCGACAGGCGCAGGCGCTGAACGAGTTGATCAGCTCGAACACGACCAAGGCCGGCGAGCTGACCATGAAGATCCAGGCCGAGGAACGCCGATTCGTCGAGGCCAAGCAGCGATTCACCATGGCCCTACAAGTTGTGCAAGCCGAGCTGCAAGGCCAGAAGCTGGCAATCTCGTCCACCCTTTCCTGAACATCATCAACCACTGGAGCTAGAATCATGGCACTCGCCGACGACGTCAAGACCAAGTCCTTCTGGGCACGTCCCGAAGGCACCACGGGCATGATTGCCCTGGCGCTCGGAGGCGTTGGCCTCTGGGTTGCTCTCCCCGCGCTGCTGGCCTTCACGGCCGGCTTGATCACGCTGCTCGGCCAGACCATCACGGTGGTCATGCTGTGCTTGGTGCTCGCCGCCATCCTGTTCTTGATCACGAACAAGAAGGTGCAGACCCTCGTCTCGTACATGTTCAAGTCCGTGATGCGCAAGATCACCGGCGTGTTCGTCGAGATCGACCCGATCGGCATCATGAAGTCGTACATCGAGGACCTTAAGGCCAAGCGCGACACCATGGCCTCCTCCAAGGACAAGCTCCAGGGGCAGATCACGGTGCTCACCCGCCAGATCACGATGAATGACCAGCAGTACGAGAAAGCGATGGCGACCGCCAAGTTCGCGAACGACAACGGCAAGGCCGCCGCGTTCCAGGTGAACAGCCGTCAAGCCGGCCGCCTGCAGAAGCTGAACAAAGAGAGCTTCATTCCGTTGCTCACCCAGATGAAGATGCACCTGCGCGCCCTCGACAAGTACTACGAGGTCACGGGCACCGTGATCGACG